CCTTTTTCTTTTTCTTGAGCTTTAGCTAATAATATTGAAGCTTCTTCTGCTTCTTCTTTTAATATACCAGCTATTTCAAATTTATCAAGTTTCTTTGTTATCTGTTCATCTGAATACCCATTATTTCTATAAAGAGTTTTTAAAACAGATTTTTGTACTGATTCATTATCAATATCTATTGATTTGTAATCTATTTCAGGTGTTATAGCTTTGTAATAATCTTCTACATTACCACCTAACATTACATAATCAAAAATTTCTCCTAAATCAGGATGTTCTTCAAAGAAGTTATTTAACTGTTGATCGGCAAATTCTTTACCAGCTCTTTCAGTAAAAGCTATTAAACCTTCTTCAGAATCTTCAAATTCATCATCTTCTCCTAATTCAATACCTAATTTACTAGCTATTGTTTTAATTAAAGACTCTTCTGAATTTTCTTCAGGTTCTTCTTCTTCAGTTTTAAAATCTTCTTTAACAGATTCTTTAACTTTTTCAGGTTCTTCTGCTTTTGTTTCTTCTTTTTGTTTAGCAGGTCTTCCTCTTTTTTTAGTTTCAGTTTCAACTGATTCATCATCTGTTTTAACATCATCACCTAATTGTTCTTGTTCAATAGGAACAATATTAGGTACATCATTTAAAACATCATCAAGTCCTTCTACCATTGAGTCAGGAGCTGATATTCCTTTACTTTCATCTTTCATTTTCTATTCAAAATTAATATTTATTAAATTTATTTCTATACTATTAAACTACTTTTTAATTGAGTAATTATTTATATCACTTTGTAGCTGTTTATTATATATGTTAAATGTTCTTTTTTTAGATAATATAAAATTTACTTTATCTATTTTATCTTGTTCTGTAAAATTTTCAAACATAAATAATCTTTTTTTTATAAAACATCTTTTATTTAAACATACTTGATTAATTCCTGATAAATTTAGCAATCTTTCTGCTTCAGATACACTATTATATTTATTTATAACTTTAAAATTATAATCTATTTCTACTACACTTTTTGACAAATTTAAACTATTTTGTAATAAAACATTTTTTATTTTTTCTTTAGTATTTTCTGATAATATTTTTATTTTATATAAATGTTTATTTTTAGACTTAGTAATATTTGCTTTTTTAGCAGATATTATTCTTGTTTTTTGAGTTACATTTTTCCATATAGTATTACCAATCATTAATTTAGATTGTTTTAAATTTTTTCTTCCTTTTTTCTTATAGTTTCTCATATAAGAAGTATCATTTCCTCCAATTGCAGTATTTACTAAATTTGCCCCAAAACTTTTATATAATTTTATATATGCTATTTCTGCTTTTTGCCAATTATTTTCTTCTACTTCATCTATAACATTTAAAACAATATTACTTTTTTCTAATAATATATTCTTTATCCATAAAGAAACTTTACTATATCTATTAAAAGCAGATCTTTGATGTTGTTTTAATCTTTCTGTTAAATATTGAGTTTTACCTACATATTTAACTATTTCAGGATTTCTACAATCACTTAATGTATAAATATAAACTTTATTATGTTTTTTTGACATTTTGTTTATTTTCTTTTGCTACTTGTAAAGATTTATCTGCTTTATATTTTTCTGTTTGAGCTTTTCTTTGACCTTCAATTTCTTTTTGTTCTATTTCTCTATTTTTAATTTGAAGTTCTTTTTCTTTAAGACCTGCATCAATCATAGCTTTTTGAATAGCTGTATTATCATCTCCTTCATCCATACCTAAAGCAGTAAGTTCTGTTTTTCTCATATCCCATTCACCTTTTCTATCAATTTGCTCAAGAACATATTGTTGATTTCTATCTGCCATTTCACTCTGCATTTGAACTACTTGCTGCTCATGTTCTTGTTGACCTTTTTCTTTCATTTGAGAATATTCTTGCATTTTAGCTTCAGCTGCTCTTAACTTCATCTTAATATCGGCAAGATTATCAGATTCAAGTATTTCAACAATAGTTGAACCTGGTGTACCATTCTGTGCTAAAGGTTGAGCTATAGACTGAACCATTTTAATTTTTTCTTGTAGTTTACTAGATTTAGCTACAAATATTCCATATTCCGATTCAGAATGTTCTACACCATCTATATCCATATAAATAGTTTTAGATGTTTCAGGCATTACAAAGCTAGTTTTCTTACCATTAATCCAAGCTAATTTAGACCAATCAAGTAATCCTTGATATTCTCTTTCTTTAAATTGATCAAAATAAGCAAAGTAAACTTCAGTAATTAAAGAAGATTGAACTACAGCTCTTTCTACTCCACCTACTGTTTCAGAAGAAGTTATTTGACCTTCTCTTTGTTTAGTAATACCACATACTTCATCCCATTCTTGTTTAATAAATCTAAGTAATTCTATATAAGCTTGGATAGTTGAAGATGCTATTTGTAATCTAGATTGAGTATTATTATTTCTATTAACTCCTTCTTTAGCATAATCAGCAAACATAATAGAAGTTTGATCAGCCATTAATAGCCACTTATCAATTTCCCAATTTTTAGGTTTAAGATTAATATCTAAAATAACCATATCATCTTTCATCTTAGCCATAGCCAGTTTTAACCTGTGCATAGTAGCATTATAAAGTACTTGATATGGAATACCTAAAGTAACCATTGATATATTTCTTGAATTTCTATTAGAAAATACCCTACCATTATAAGATAGTTTACATTTAGAAGGATTGTCTATAGAATTTCTTTGGTTTTGTAAAGCTCTAATTCTTTTATACAAAGTAGTACCTATTCTATAACCTTCCCATACTTCATTTACCCAATACCATTTAAGAGTTTGCCCTTCTGTTTTTGTATAATCTTCAGTAACTTCTAAAGATTGAGGTTGCCCCATTTCATCTACAAAATCTACAATACCAATCTTCTTTTTACTTTTCCATTCTACATGAAGAACTTCTATTAATCTAGAATAAGCTTTAAAAGGAACTGTTCTATCATAAAGAAAAGGTGATGTAGTTGAAAAAGCTGGACCTTGAATAGCTAAAGTTTCTATTTGATTTATTTCATCCATAGTTAAATCATCATAGAAAATATCTATAATAGAAGAAGGTAACATATACTTTCTTCTTACTACCCAATCTCCATCTTCAATAAACTGTAAATCAGGATCTTTATCATAATCAATATCTAAAGGATTTACAACTTCTTCAAATATTTCATTATGCTCAATTCCTTTTCTAGTATATACTTCACCAGTTACCATCCAATCAAACCAAGCAACATCAAATACTTCATCTAATTTATTATATTGACTAATAAAATTAATAGCATGTTGACCGTTAATAGCTCTTTTATCTCTATAACTAGATTCAAATTGTTCTTTAATATATTCTGGAGTAGGTATTTCTTGAGAAGGAATACCAGTATCTATACCTTGAGCATTTAAAGTATTTATAAATTGTTGTTCAAGGTTATCGTTAATTTGTTTATTTAATTCTTCTAGCATTTTGCTATTAACATCATCGTTAACAACATATACTGTCATGTCTTTAGGTCTTTTACTAAATTCCCCTCTTAATAAATCTACTTTAGGTTTAATAATAGGATAGTTTTTAACATCAGCCCAATCTCCTTCAATTTCTTTACCAAAAGGAGCTGTTACCAATTTGTAGTCTTCAATATCTATATGTCCATTTAAATAGTCATATAGTTTCTTTAACCACATTTTATAAGTGTTAGTAGAAAATGAAGATCTTTGGATTAAAGCAAGCATAGTCTTCCTACCCCAGTCATAATCATCTTTTATTTTAGCAGCATAACTTATGTTCTGATTTGGTATATCAGAAATATATTGAACTTCACTCATTTTTAAATATTTTAGTTACAAATCTAATATAAGTTTTGATTATTAACAAATTTGAATCTATTAAAGAACTCATCATTGTATATATACTTGTCTTCTTGTTCAGGAGGTGGTTTTAAATTTAATTGTTGTTTATAAAGCATAGCTCCAAATAAACTAAGTACTCTATCAAAGTTTCCTTCATAATTAAATTTAAGAATTTCATCTAATAAAGGAATAGAATAAATTTTATGTAGATTTAATTCTACGTTTCCATTTATATCTTTTTCTCTTTCAGTAAGTAACCAATCTCTAAAATATAGAGCACATTGTCTTTTAAGTTCTTTGTTAGACATTGAATATCCGTATTTTCTATTTAACTTACCTTTTAATCCACCATCTTTATCAAAAATGTCTAACTCTTCTTGAAGCCATCCTAATTGATGAGTTCTTCTAGCATATTCTATAACATTTCCCCTATCATTTTCAAATACTATTTTAGCATTGTAATATTTAGCTAAATTAAACAAGTTATAATTATATTCATCTTGTGATTTAGGTCTAGCTACATATTCAGCTACAATTAAATCATAAGGTTTACTAAAATTATTAATTCTTTTAATAACAAAACAAGCTCCTAAAGATTGACCATTCTCATTATCAGTAGCATACGGGTCATGACAAATAAAATATAAATCAGGTGGAGTTTCGTTTCCATTTTTGTAAGGAGGTTGATAAACAATAATACATCCTTCTCCATCTACATCTTTTTTAACAGGAAAATTTAAAATAGGTTTAACATCAGTAGTAGGTTGCCATTCAAGTATATTAGAAGAATTAACAACTAATCTACCTGTTGTACCTAAAAATTGAAGTGATCTTTCTGATTTAATTCTATTAATTTGAGATTGTATTTCAGCTTTAGGAAAAATATTACTTGAAGATTTAATAAAAGCTTCAGATGGTTTTCTAGGATTTTCACTTAATACCTTATCAATAGTATTAGAATCTTTAGAAGTTCTTTTAACTCTTTCTACTTCAGCTTCAATAAAAGCTAATGCTTCTTTAGTTTTAGAATTACCGTTATTATCTATAAAACCATCTTTTGAATAATAATCTGGTAAAAAATAACCTATTTTAGTTCCTGACATTCCTTCTTCCCAAGAATTATCAAAAGATCTAAAGTTGTAAGGTTCAGGATTATAGAACATATCTTCAAAGTCTACAATACCACCACTAAAGTCACCTCCAGTTCCATAACAAAAAATTTGACCAGAAACACCTGTTCCAGCTTGTACGGTTGGAAGTGTAGCTAAGTAAGTAGATTTTAAATTAGTAAAAGAACCTGCTTCTTCAAAAAGAATTACGTTAGCATCTTTACCCCTTGCTACATCAGGATTGTTTTTAGAAGTTAAAGATAGTATTTTAGACCTGTAACCAGAAATTACTCTTCGACCATCAGGTAATATTTCATTAAATCCTGATTCTAAATGACTTCTAGGTTTATCTACTATCCTAGATTTACCAAAATCTGTATGCTTTATTAGAAAATCAAGATAAGCAGCAGCCATTAACAATGTTTCTTCAGCATAACCTGATTGTTCAGCTATAATAAGTGAAGTAGAGTTTCTAAAAAAGCTATAATTATAAGCAGTTTTAGCTGCATTTTTAAATGAGTACCCTCTACGTCTAGGTTTTAAAACTATAACGTGCTGGCCTTCATTTTTAGCAGCTTCACATTCAGTAAAATAATACCAATCACTATCCCAGAAATCAGGAAATGTTAGTAATTTAGTTTGTTTAACTTTATTTGACTTAGTTGTTTCACCAAGTACATCTCTTTTTAAAACTATTTGACAGAAATTAAGGTAAAAATAATGTTCTCCAGTAATTTTTACACCACCAACAGAATAACCATTTTTACAATAGTATTCTTGTTCATCCCAATAGTTATTATATTCTCTGCTGTTTTTTTCAGCACCAATATATTTACCATTCTTTAAAAATTCAATTGCTGGCTTACGAAATTCATCCGTATTAATACCGTAAATTCCTATATCTAACATTATCTTTCTCTATTACTTACTTCTAGCTTTCCTTTTATTCTTGAAGCTTTTTCTTCTTTTTCTTTTTCTACTTTCTTTTGTAATCCTTCTAATTCAGTTAACATTAAAGGTACTCTTTTGCCTACATCCATTAAACAGTTAATATCATCAACAGTTATTTGAACACCAGTTTTAACAGCATTACCCATTTTAACATATTGTTGTTTATGAGTATTATTTGTAAGATTTTCTTCTAATTGTTCAATAATAGCTTTAATAATTTTATCAGTTTTGTGTAAAGTTTCTGTAAGTGTTACAATTAGCTTTAAAGCTGGAGTAATATTTAACTCTTTATACTTTTCAATAGCTAATTTAACTTCAGAATCTATTTTATAACTAGAATCTCCAAATACATCATTTAAAAGATTAAAATGTCTATCTCTTTCCGAAAAATTAGCATAAATAGAATCATTAGAAGCCATGTGATAAACATAGGCAAGTTCTTTTTTAGCCAATTCTTTCTTTCTTCCGTCAGTATCACCTCGAGTCTTTTTAATTCTTTTAATAACATTTTTAAATTCTTCTATTTCGTAACAATGTGGCTCTATTTCCACATTCATTTCTTTATCTACTGCTAATAATTTCATTTTCTAAGTATCTAAGATGTTTATTATCAATTTTTTCTTGTAAAAATTCTTGAACTGATATATTTTTTCTTGTTTTTGGGTGCATTAAAACTTTTCTAGTACCATTCTTCCAAAATCCAGGTTTAATGTTAATTCTTATCCATTCTTTTTCTGGAATCATGTATTCTTCATAGCTTTTTCCTTCTTCTAATTCTTCTAATTTTTTTATTAATCTCATTCTTTTGTCAAATTATATTGATGAAGTAAACCTCCTACTGTATCTACTAATTGTTCATTTAACCATATTTTGTTTCCAGTATAATATAACAAACAATGAGCTAATTCATGATAGAAGGTATGTTCAACAATAGATTGTTTATACTTTCTCCAACTTCTAGCTGTTTTATATCTATCAGCTAATATTATTTTATTATCCCATTCTAAAAATCTACCTTGACATTCGTAATCATGGCAATATTGGTTATCTATTACTACTTCAATTTCATGTCCTAGTATTTTAAATTTAGATGGTATCATTTAAAGCATCTTTTAACTCTTTAAGATTTAAATCTACAATTAGAGTTGAACCTCCATAAAAAGTCATTAACGAATTTTCATCATTGTTTTTTCTAGGTTCAATAGAAAGCATTTCTTCTTCTAATATTTTTTTATTAAAACAAATATCTTTCCAAAATCTCTCTTTATCTCCTTGAAGATTAAGCTCATCTAATAAATCATTATAAGAAGTATCTTCATCTTCAAGTTCACATAATATTGGTAAGGTTACAAATTTCATACTATTGCTTTATTATTTTTAATTGATATTGCTTTGTTATA